GACCAGCGTATCGGGAGCGGTGGGCAGCGCCAGGAGGCCGGCGCTCGTAACGATGCCCGGAGTCGCCGCGTCCGACACCATCCCGCCCAATGCAATCGCATTCGTGCCGTCCCAGAGAAAGCCCTGCTTGCTGCACGCGCTCGCCGTCGTATCGACAGCCCCAAAGCCGAACACATTCGCGGGCCAGGCGACCGTCCGTCCGCCCGTGCCGTCCTGACAGTATTCCCAGGCGATCACCTGTCCTGTGGTCGCCAGCGTAGTTGAGAGCGTGGCACTGGAGATATTGCCGGTTAGCGTAATCTTAAAAACCTGGACCGCGCTCGTGGAAACCGCGTACGTGGGCGTAGCCGAGAATGTTACCGTCGTCAGGACGCTGCCCGCCCCGCTGCCTCCAACGCCAGTCAGTCCCGAACCGTCGCCGTAATACGTTCCCCCCACGCAGACAGAGCCAGCCGGAGCGCCGCCAGGGCACGTAGTGTTGATCGCTACATTGCCGACGACATTCAGCCCGTTCGCTCCATCGCTGGTCACGCCGGGAAAAGACGCGCCCGCAACAGCCGTCCAGGCGCCCGTCGAAGTGCAGCGCCACAAACTTCCCGTCTGGATCGAAAGAACCTGGTCGCCCACGTTCGCTCGCGAGGTACAACCGGCGCCCGTCAAATCCCGAGCGGTAAACAAACTCTTCGGCCCGGCCGTCACTGCTGCTCCTGAGGCGTGATCCGCCGCCGCCGTACCGTCATATCCGCGCTGTACGGTCACGGAGCCCGATCCCACGGCGATAACGAGCATCGCCTCGCGATCCACATACATTTCAAAGCCCGCCGAAATCCCGGTAACGCTCGAAAGCTGCAGAACCGCACTCGATGCCCCAGCGCCGCCGGCGAGCGTTGGCGTCACAAAGCTCTGGGCGGATGCCAGCAAGGCCAAGAGGGGGAGAAGAAAAAGTCGTTTCATGGTGATTCCTTATGCGGCCGCGGGGAGTTCGTCTCCATCCGGCTCCTGTTGCTGCTGCTCGGCCTGCTGCTGCTGTTGCGCCATGCCGGCCTGGTGCTGCTGGTCGTTCTGCTGCAGCTGCAGCTGATGGTCCTGGTCGGCTTGCTGGAGATGCGCCGCCGTCAGGGTCTGCAGCTTTGTCGTGATCGCCTGCAGCTCGCCCTTGAGCATCGTTTCCGCGCTCTTGGCATCCAGCTGGGCCTGCGTTTGAATGAGCGTCACCTGTGCGTTCATGGCGGCGATCCGCTCCCGGGAGTCGTTCTCGATCTGTTTGGTCTGGATGATGTTCGCCAGTTCGTGCACTTTGGCCGTGAGCTGGTCGATCATCTGCCCCGAGGCCTGCATCTGCTGCACGAGTTGCGGCGGGATCGGCGCCTGCTGCCCGGGCTTCTTCGGCTGCAGTGCCGGCGGAAGGGTCTTCTCCCAGCGATCAGCGAGTTCGTCGGCGCCCGGGATATCCGAGTTCCGGAAGATGATGTCGCCGGCGATCTGCATGATCTGCGGGTTGCCGCCGGCCATCTGGGTCAGCATGTCGAAGGCTTCTTCGCGCTGAGTCGTATAGGACGGGCCCGTCGTCACGGTTGCGCCGTAGCGCCCCGCGTCGAGCATGTGCGTGGTCTGCCGGTGGGTCTCTTCGTCGAAATACGGCGCGTTGACCATGACCACCTTGGCCTTTTCGTCGTCGCCGACGATGCGGACCTGGCGGGCGGTGTCGTAAATCCTGGGGATCAGGTCGAGCAGGATGCGGCCGCCGAATACCTGGGCGCGCGTCAGGTTGTCCGGGAAGTGGAAATTGACGACGTTCGCCTGGTTCTGCCGGCGCGCGATCGCCACGCCCGAATTTTCGTTCGATTCAGCTCCCAGGCTCGGGTCGAAGATGCCGATCGTCGATTTGATGTCGTCGGCCTCGAGCATCGCCCCATGCGAGAGCGCCATGATCGGCGGCTCCGCCTGCTGGCGTTGCGGGAACGGCGCGGGCTGCCCGCCGATCGATTCCTTGCGCACCTCGAGGTACGGATAGTTCTGGGTGTTGGCGTTCTTCCACTTCGGATCCGTGAACTGGCCTTCGTAGCCGATGTACGGCGCGCGGTTCGCCAGGCTCAGGGTCTCAGCGATCGAGGTCTTGTAGTAGTTGTAGAGCTGCTGGGGATCGCGGGCGAAACGGATCAGCGAGAACAGCTTCCGCTTCCCTTCGACGATCATCTCCTTGCCCCAGACCGGAACGATCGGGATCCACTTCCCCGGCCACTCGTTCTCTTCAAGGATTTGCGAGCCGTTGATGATGTATTGCTTTACTTTTCTCTGGTCGACTTCCCGGGAATTGACCACTTCGCGGGGATCGTCCTCTTCTTCCTCGTCCGCCCAGCCGGTGCTGCCGTCCGCGTATTGATTGCGCGTGCGCGGCTCGATGTCGACGACCCAGTATTCGGCAACCTGAATTTGGTCGGCGTCGGCCCATTCATCGGCGAAGGCGACGCCGGTTGCGTCCGGATCCCCGTATTTGGCTTTGTACTCTTCCTTGCCCCAGCGGTCGATGACGAACGCCCACATGGCGTCGGACCGGTCCGCCTTCTTGGCGTTCGAATCCATGTAGACGCTGAAGGGATCGAGGATCCGCTCGACCTTGATTTCCTGGTCGAAGCCCTCGTCGTTCACGTATTCCGTGATGTACCGGAAGTAGCCGAACCCACAGCCGGCCGAGGATTCGACGGCGCTGTCATAGGCGACGTCCGCGTTCGAGGCGTACTCGATGTGCCGGATCAGTCCCTGCAGGACCTGCGCGGTTTCCTTGCGCGCCGTGCCGTCTTCCGGGTGAACCTTGATCGCCGGTTTGTTCTGGCGGACCTGGTTCGAAACGCTCTGCACCATCGGCGCCAGCTTGTTGAACGTGAGGACCGGCCGGAACGCGCGCTTCCGGTCCGCCGCGTCCTTCTCGTCCCACTGCTCGCCTGCCAGGAACTTGAGGTCGAGGATCGCCTCTTCGCGGATCTCCCGCTCGGCTTCGACGGCCAGGTTGTACCGTTCCCGCGCTTCGTCGAGGATCTTCTCGTCGTCGCGCTCCTTCTTCGCCGGTTTGGCGGCCGGCTGAGGCGGCGCGGCGGGCTCTTCCTCGGCGCCGTAACGGCGCGGCTTCGTGATCTTGGTCGTTTCGCGGTACTTTGCCATCTGTAGCCTGTCTCCCGACAGTCCGCCGGCGGTTTACGCCAGCTTCGGTTCGAATTTCAAATGCGGGCGCAGCATCTCGAGCGCGATATTCCGGTGCGCGTCGGTCGGAAAGGCCTTCAGCATCACGTCCAGGCCGGCCTGGTCGAGCTTGCCGGCAAACCGGCGCAGTTGGGCCGCTTTCCGGGCCGGACGGTCCTTGAATCTGAGAGCGGGCGTCTTCACACCCGATCTATCGGCAATCCCTTATGCCATCCATGAGCCGCCGAAGCCACTACCCCCAAATGGGTCCTCCGGCGGCCGGTTCGCCGGCTCGGTGATCATGCGATCGCGCCCGGAGACAATGCCGTATCTGAGGGCGTCACAGGCGTGATCGCGCTCTTTTACGACCTTGCCGTCCTCGTCACGGCGATACAAACGCAGTTCCCCGCGGAGATTGCTCAGGGATTCGAAGATCTTGAGCATTCCGCCGCTAAATAGCTGCCAAACCTGGAAGATGCCGGCTTCGACGGCGTTAAACGCCGGCTCGATATCGAGGCCAAGGTCGCGGTAGGCGTCGATCAGGACGGAGCCGTCCCGCTGGGACCGCCCTCGCGCCGCCGGATCTACGACACCCGGTATCCAGGCGCCCCGGGAACGGATGGCGGCCGCGTGTATCGCCGGCTCTTCCTTGCCCATATAGTGCTCGCTATAGGCGTAGATGATGCCGGCGTCGGGGTCGCGGGCCAAAAAGATGGCGCACGTAATTTTCCAGCCGACGTCGAGCGCAAAGCACCTTGGCCAGTGATCGGGTATACGCCGATCAGGCACAACTATTTGAGACTCGCTGCAAGGGTAGATAGCCCCCGATCCTAACGCCGGAATCCCTTTACTGCGCGCATCCCGTTGGTATTCGGGGATGCTCGCCAGGAGTTCCGCTTGCACCTCTAAGGGCAGGTGGGGAACTTGTGACCAGTCGCATTGAACCAAAAATTTAGACATTGCGCCGCCTTTTAATAAGCCAGATCAGCAGGCTGTCGTTGAATTTTGACGAATTGTTGCTCAACGACGTCACGCACAGATTATCGGCGTCATTCGTGCCGCCCTTGCTGATCGGTATGATGTGGTCGATCGTCGGCTCGTCGATCAGTTCGCCCGTGTAAGCGTCCAAATACTGGTTGCCGATGCGCGCGAGTTCAAGAGTTTCCTCAATCGCCTTCCGCACTGCTTTGGAGTTTTTGCTCCAGCCCCCGGCGATCCGGCGCGCCTGCTGCGAAATGCGGAGGGTCATTCGACGCTTTTCACGGTTCATGGAAACCCATCGGACGGAAGCGGCTCTGTGCGTATCCAGATGCAGTTGCCGGTTTTCCCGTTTTAGTTTCCGCCCGTGTTCTGTTTTGCTGAACTTCCGTTGATAGGCGGCCTTTTTCGCGCGTGTTATCGGATCGTTTCGGTCGCGCTCATATCGGCAAGGCTTGCACCAAGGATCTCTATACCGAGCAATAACCCCATTCGCCCTGACACGGGCTGCCCCGAAAGCAAAGTCCTCGATCGACCTGATCGCGCCACACCGCTTGCATCGCTTTGTGGTTTGGTGCCCGAGCTTGAAGTTTATGTTGATCCTCGCGACTTCCTCGCCACAGCCACACGCGCAATACACGGTGCGCTTGGGGGTCGGATGCGTAACGCGACGGCGCCTCGCGAGTTCCACGGAAGAGCGGATGTGACAAGGTTTGCATGGTTGCAGAACTTGGAGCTTTCCAGGTGGACGCACGCGAGTGTAGAACGACGCCAGCGGCTTTATTTCCCCGCAGGCCTTGCACTTCTGCTCGTGTATGCTCTTCTCAGCCATTCCGCAACTCCTCAACAGTTGTGGTTCTTGGTTAGGGGCATTCGGTGTTGACGCACTGACTGCCCCGATAAGGATTATAAGGCTGAAAGCCCCGTTTTTAAGCCCTTTTCTCACTCCTGAACGCGCCCTCCAGGAAGAAAAGAAAGTACAACTGAAGACACGCCCGACAACGGGGTAAAAGTCAGCAGGACGATGCCGTTCGTAGTCATGGTCCGCAACAGCGCCTCGACGTACACCTCTTCGGGCGGCTCTTCATCGAGGAGAATTCCAGATTGCTCCGTTCCTTGGAATGTGCGTCGGCCCTGGTCATAGGACTTGAACCCGAGCATCGACGCGCCGCCGCTGGCGTGCTTCACGTACACCGTGTCGAGCGCGTCAGGGATGCCCTGTTTCATGGTCTTGTGGATGATCCGGTCCCCGGGGATCATGCCGGTGCCGAGGTCGTTCAGCGGGCCCACGCACTTGGCTTGCAGGATGTCCCTCGTGGTCTTGCTTGTGTCGCCCGCCGCCCACCAGCTATTGGCGCGGTCGAATCGCTTCCCTACCCACCAGTGCGGATACTCGCCGGTCAGGTGGCACGTCATCTCGTAAACGCCCGCCTCAGTTTTTCCGCAACGATTCGCGGCCATGAACGCACGTTCCCTGTGCTCCGCGCCGGCCGCGAAGAACTTCAGTTGTTGGGGATACAACTCCCGGCGTAGCGGGCCTGAGTCCGGGAAATAGCGGTCGATCTTGTTACGCTGCCGCCGGCGGAGTTCCGCCTCCATCATCTCCAGAGGGGGCAAACTTCCGAGTGATCGCAATGAGGGAGGTGAGTTCGTCATCGTTCAGGTTCTTCAGCCGTTCGTCCGTGATTTCGATCGGTCCGCCCTTCGGTCCCGAGATCTCGCCCTTCCAGGTCTCCCGGAACTTGTCGGGGCGCATCCCCTTCAGGAGGAACATCAGGAGGACGTCGGAATATTCGTGGATGATCAGGGGCTTAATGTTGGGCTCGCCCGTGTTCGGGTTGATTACCGGGTCGCCGTTTTCGTCCCGGACCACGGTGTACTGCATCTGGCCCTTGTAGATCACCGGCTTCTCAGTGCCGCGCTTCGCCCGGCGGACCGCCTCGTCCTCGAGGGCGTCAGCTGCGCGATCGACAGCAACGGCAAATGCCGCCTTGTAGTCCGGATCCTCTTTCAGCCAGGTGTAGTGCCGCTCCCGGTTGATGCCGACGATCTTGCAGGCCCGGGTCACAGATGCCGTGTCCATGTAGACGCGCAGCATCGCCGCCTTCTTTGCTGCAACCGTCTGGTCGGTGATCCTTCCGCTCTTCATTGCGCCTGCGCCTCGACGAACTCCTGCCAGAGCAGGTGGAATCCTTCCTGAACTTCCGCTTCCGTCGACGTGTCGATCAGCGAAAGCAGATAGCACTCGACTTCCTGCAATGGAGTCGGGGGAGCCGGCGCGGTCATTTCTTGGCCAGCAGGAACATCAGCAGCCCGCCCGCCGCGGTCAAAAGTAAAAGAACCAGCGCGCCGGCGGCGGTGGCGCAGGTCGCCATGATCCACCAGAGCAGCTTGTCGAGCTTCGATTCCACCCGGACGGTCGACTGCTTCAGGTCCGCGATCTCCGCGGTGTGAACCGCTACGGTGTTGGCTTCGGGGCAATCGCGGCATTGGCTCGGGACGGGGAACGCCTGCGTCACGGCTTCGTTCCCGCCGGCGTGACCAGCGTCCCATGGGTCAAGGTGTTCGCGTACGCCCGGCCGGCCAGGTACGCCGACAGCACGCCGGTGCCGAGTTCCACCCACTTCTTCGTCTTCGGCGCGTAGTGCTGGATTGCGATCGTCGCGAATCCGAGGCCTCCCGCCCACGCCGCGCGCTGCGCCGGCGAGACGGAGTACTTTTTCCCGGCCGCGCTGAAATGCCAGTCAGTCGTCGATTCCGCAATCTGCGAAACGCCGTAGCTGACGAGCACCAGCGCGGCCGGATCCGTCACCTGGGACAGCAGGCTCGGCGCAGGCGCGGGAGGAGCCGGCGGCGCGGGAGTCTGAGCGAATCCCAGGCACGAAATCGAGAGGGCCAGTATCAGCAGTCGCATGTATTACCTCTTGTAGAAATGGAATGAACCGACGATCGCCGTCTGCTTCGAAGCCTCGGCCCAGCTCGGCCAGAGATTCTTCTGCGCCTCAGGGTATGAATGGTAAAAATTCGAGCCTTTGCTCGGGTCGTTCTCCGGCGCGGCGGCCGCCACGGCGTCGACCACACGGCAGCATTCGATCCACGAGGGATCATTTGATACCGGGAATTTGACGGCGTTCGGGTCGCCGGCGGAAAAGCTCGAGAACTGGTGGGACTGCAGGACGGTTTCGCCCGGCCTGGTCGGCCAGCGCTTCTGCGCGTCCGTCATCCGGTTTCGAATGACCCAGGCGACGTAAACCTTGGCGAGAAGCGACTCGCCCCGGGATTCTCTCCACAGGGCGAGCGCGTACAAAAAGGGATCGTAACTATCAGCGGTTTTCATCGTTTTTCCGGGCGTCATCACGACGCGCGTGTTTTACGGTTTGGGCTGAACTACGCCGCTTTCTGCATTCCTGCGGCGGCCGAAGCCGCCAAGATCGGATATGTCTCAACTGGCCGCGATCCGGTCCGCTCCACTTTCAACAGACCTGCCCGAACTCGAGCGTCGGGGATCAGCTCCTCGAGAGCTTTGAGCGTCAGGCCGCAAGCCTCGAGGAACGCCGCCTTTTTCGCAATCGCATACACCTTGGCCAGCGAAACGATGCTGGTCTTGTTCTCCCGCGGTCCAATGACGGCCGAGTACTTATTTCCGTAAACGTGCGCCGTCTGGTCCGGGCCGATCTTGATCCGCTCGCCGATCAGCTTACGCAGCGCCGCGGCCTTCTTTTCCGCGGCCTTCCACTGCGCGACTTCCGGGGTGTCGAGCGACTGCTCGATCGGCCCCAGCTGGTCGACCAGGTCCTCGATCGTCGGCATCATTTCAACTACGCCCATACGGGGTCTCCTTTGCGAAACACACGATCGCCGCGAAAACCAGCAGGAAGAACGTTCCCATCCCGGACCAAAACAGCACGCCGCTCGGTTCGTCCGGCAACGCGATCAGAACCGAGATCAAGAGAGCGAGCACCAGGAGCGCGATGGGTTTCAAGCCGCCTTCTCCTCTGTCGGAGCCGGCGAATTCAGCGCGGAGCCGACGGCGGAGCGCTTGTGGATCCCGAGCTTCTTGAAGGCGCTCTTCGTGTAATGGTTGATCGTATGCTTCGACAGCCCGAGCTCGAGCGCGATCTGCTTATCGGTCAGGCCACGCTGGATCAGTTCCGCTACCTGCTTTTCCCGGCGACTCAGTTTCACATCTAGGGTATCGGCAGAAATTGTCATGCAGCCAGCTTCCGGGCCGCCTGGAGGGCCTCGTTGACTTTCCGAGGGGG